TCGGCCACGCGGCGCACCTTCTGCGCCAGTCCGGCGATCGTCTCCTGCACGCGCGGGTTGCGCAGGTCGAACGCCGTGCCCAGCTGCACCTGCTCCCCGGCGCGCTCCCAGGCGCGCTCGAGCAGCAGCGGGTAGAACGCCCGCATGATGATGCTGATCTCCGTGCCGTCGTCGAGCGCGCCGACCACGGTCTCGACCTGCGCCGGCGTCGGTGGCGTGTAGTCGTCGCTCATACGTTGCGCGCCTGCTCCTCGGCAGCGCGGCGCTCGGCGATCGCGTCGATCTCCTGCGCTGCCGTGCGGTACTGATCGTTGACGTAGCGGCGCAGCCGCCGGAACATCGACTCGGCCACGTCGTCGATCGGCGGTGGCACGTAGTCGGCCACCGGATGCGGCGAGCGCGCCGGCGCCTTCAGCGCGCGCGTCTCGACTGGCGTGTCGTCCGCCGGTGCCGCGGCGGGCGTCGGCGCCAGCGTCGGCATGCCGATGACCGGGCTGTGCTGCGCGTCGAGCAGCTGCACGCTCGTCGGCAGCGCATACACGTCGCCGGCATCATCGATCGGCAGCGCCAGCGCCTTGCGCGCCTCGTTGCGCGTCATGATGCCCGCGTTCCACGCGTTGATGGTGCGCTCGACGCGCGCCGCCTGGTCCTCCTGCAGCGCGGCGACCGTCGACAGGTCGTAGCGCACCACGACGCCGAAGAGGTCACCCAGCGCCGTCTGGATCTCGCCTTCCCACATGCGCCACAGCGGCACCAGCGTCTGCTGCGTGTAGCTGATGCGCGCCTCGGCGTAGTTGCTGTACGTCGAGCGGTCGAGGCCGATGCCGAGCCCGGCGACGATCGCCGGCACGCGGAACGCCGCGGCGATGTGCGCCTCGGGCACGCGCATCAGCGCGTCGAACGCCAGCTCGGCCATCGACATGCCGATGCGCGACACCGTCACGCCCTCCTCGAGCACCGCGACGCCGCCGCGCTGGTCGCCGCCGTAGCGCTCGCCCCACTGGCCCTTCATGCGGTTCACGGCCGTGTCGTCGAGGATCGTGCCGACCGGCGTGGTCAGCACCACGCGCGGCATCGCGTCGTTCTTCAGCAGCGCCCGGACGTAGCGCATCGCCTCGTTGGTGGCGTCGACCTCCGCGGCGACGGCGACGAGCGGCGGCAGCGCGACCCACGGCTGCTCGAGGTCGACCGACGGCCAGCGGATCTGGATGACGTCCTCGACCGGCACCGGCAGCTCCGTGCCGTCCGCGTTGACGTAGTCGTAGCGCGCGATCCACATGCGCGCATTGGGGTCACTGGCGGGCACCGGCACCATCTGCCCGGCGTGGTACGGCCACAGCTCGACCGGCGTGCCGCGCCGATCGCGCACGACGTGGATGTAGGCGCTGCCGCCGACCGCAGCGTACACCGCCAGCAGCGTCCAGAACTCGCGCTGCGAGTGCATCGCGTTCGGTCGCGCCAGCAGTCGCGCCAGCGGCGATGCGCCCATCTCCTCGCCCTGCGCGTTGTAGCAGCGCATCGCTGGCTCGACGAGATCGAAGGCGAGCGTCGAGACGCACGAGAACACCGCGGCGTTGCGCCGGTAGCCGTCGCGCGACAGCGCGCGCCACGTCGGCTCCAGCACCGTGCTGTCCAGCCAGCGCGGGACGATGCTCAGGCCGCCAGCGCGCAGCAGCCACCGCGCCAGACCGTGGCGAACTCTCGATGTGATCGACATCACCGTACCCCCTGATAGGTCGCCGCCCGCAGCAGCGGGATTGCGCCACTCACGCTATCGACCTGGTCGTCGTGTGGCCCAGCTGGGAACGCTGTGGCCTCGTCGATGAACTCCCGCACCCACGGCCCGGCGACGAGCGCGACCTTGCCGGCCTCGGCCCGCGCCGCCCACGGCATCGCGCGCTGGATCTTGTCGCCGCGAGGCGCGACGCCGCGCAGCGTGACGCCCGCGAGCTCGCGATCGCGGCGCAGCTCCTGCAGCGCGGCCAGGCCGTGCATGGCCTGCTCGACGGCGTGGATCGTCTGCGGCTCGCGCAGCATGGTCTGCACCATCACGCCGCGCGCGTCGGGCCACTCCCAGCGGCCCCGCACCATGTCGCGCACGTACAGCGTGCCGTCGTCGGCCATCGCCACCGCAGCGCTGGCGGTGTAGTCGGCGCTGCTCTTCGTCGACGCGGCGAGGTCCCAGTACCGCACCCAGCGCAGCCCCGGCGGCGCGGCGTCGATCACGCGGAACCACGCCCGGCGGAACATCGCGCCGTCGGGCTCGACGAACTCCCCGCCGATCTCCTGCGCCGCGAAGGTGCTGGTGTACGACGCCTCGAGCGTGGCCACGAAGTCCGACGGCAGGTAGGGGTTATCGCGCGAGCTGCTGCGGATCAGCGCGTAGTCCGGGCCCGCCGCCTGCCACGTCTGCCACACCCAGTTACGTCCGCGCGGCGTCGTGGTGATCCACGCACGGCCGGGGGCGACGCGCAGTCGGCCCAGCATGATCAGCCACACGTCGTGCGGCATCATCGCCGCCTCGTCGAGCCAGAACCACGACAGGTTGGGGCCGCGCAGTCGGTCGGGATCATCGGCGCTGCGGAACAGGATGGTGAGCCCGTTGATGAGCTCCATGCGCATCTCGGTGCGATGCCACGACTTGACGATGTTCCCGCGCTGCGCCAGGTCGGCGACGCTGCGCAGCGTCGCGTCGCGCAGCATCGGGTAGGTCGGCGCCAGCACCATGCCCACGCCGGGCGGCTGGCGCAGCGCCTCGACGGCGCCGGCGCGGGACTTGCCGCTGCCCACGCCGCCGACGAACGCGCGGTACCGCGCCGGCGATCGCCAGAACTCCCGCTGCGGGCCGGTGGCGCTGCTGTGCCGCAGCACCACCTCACGGTGTGTCGTCGCCGATGTCGATGACAATCTTCGTCTCGCTGTGTACCGTCTGCTCGATGTGCTCGCGCTGGCCGAGCACGCACTTGCCCAGCCAGATCAGCATCGTGTCGCTGCCGTCGCGGGCGCGCTGCAGCTGCAGCGTGCGGATCTGCTGGTGCAGCTCGGCGCGGCCTTGCTTTAAGTAAGGGTCAAAACGGCGCTTCAGTGTGCTCTCGGACACGCCGGCCAACACCGCGATGATGCTATCGCTGTGGCCGAGCGATGCCAGCTGCTGCACCTGCTCCTCGTCCAGTTTGCGGGGCTTTTGTGGTCGAGCCATGATGTCCTCGCGTTCCTGATCCCATGCCACGCGCGCAGTGATGAGCACGCCCGCGCCGTGTCCTCACGATATCCCCGGCCATGAGATCGGGGCGGTCTTGGTTGAGCACGGTCTCACGGATCTGCGCGATGCGTCGCGTCGATGCGCGCCAGATCGGCGCGCTGCATGGTGCGCGTCAGGCCCGCCGCCGCTGCCGCTGCGGCGATGCCCTCGAGGATGCGCGTGGCGATCCCGGCGGCGTCGAGCGGCGCGCCGCTTGCCGTCGCGATCAGGAACGCCGACAGGATACCGGCAGTCAGCGACACCAGCACCACCAGCCAGGGTTCGATGTCAGGGATGGCCAGCTTCGCGAGCTCAACGAGATACCCGGTGACCAGCGCCGCGCTGCTGGCGGCGATCACGCTCTCCATGACGTCCTCCTACGGGATCAGCCAGCGCAGCAGCGCCGTCAGGACGATCGGCATGATCACGGCGATCAGCGCCGCGATCGCGCCCATCTTGGCCATGCGCAGCTCGAGATCACTCAGGCGATCCTCGATCTCGACGAACGCGGCATCGCCCTGGTCGAGGCGCTTCTGCATCGTGATCAGCCGCTCCTCGATGCGCGCCAGGGTCACCAGAATCGCGTTCACGTTGTCCTGTGTCACAGCAGCCTCGCCACATCTGCCCGCACCACATCAAGGTCGATGGCGCGCCCCGGGCAGGACTTCGGCGAGCCACAGTCGCGGTGGCCGATGATGGTGATCGGCCGTCGCTGCCAGCGCTGCAGCTGGACAAGGACATCATACACCATCCGGCGCATCGGCACCGACCACGGCGCACGATCGTACCAGCCCACAACCTCGATGCCGACGCTGTACACGTTGCAGCGGTTGGCGTGGATGCCGCGCTCGGACAGCGCGGTGAGCTGCCAGATGCCATCGTCCTCGACGCGCGGCGAGCCCACGGCGATGAACAGGTGCGGCCCCGAGTCCCAGCCGAGCCCGGTGTAGTAGCGCTGCAGGGCGTCCATCGAGCGCCTGCCGCGCCACTGGGCGAGCGTCGGGGCGACGGTGTGGTGCAGCACCAGCGCCCGCCACCACGC